CGATGCAGCAGACCTGGAACAACGCCGCCGTTGCATTCACCGGCCGCAGTTTCAACGCCGTCGACACGGCGAGCGACGTGGCGTCGCTGCTCGACATCCTCACAGTCGGCGGCGCGTCCCGGTGGAAAGTCGACAAGGCGGGCAACGCCACGTCGGTTGCGACGATCCAGGGACTGACGCTGCAGGCCGAGTCGGCTGGCACGATCCGCATGTCCGGCCGGTTCCGCATCACGTCGGCGGCCGACGGTACGCTGCTGCTGCGCAACGACGGGTCAACCGACTTTGGCCTCATCCAGATCGGCGGTTCGACGAGCCCGTTCCCGGCGATTAAGCGCGACGGCGCCAACCTGCGCGCCCGACTAGCCGACGACAGCGCCGACACAGCGATCGTCGCGCGGAACACGGCCAAAGCTTGGGTGGTGTTCAATGGCGTCACCGGATCCATAGTGGCGTCGTTTAACGTCGGCTCCGTGACTCGTTCTGCGGCCGGCAAATATACAGTCGCGTTCTCGCCGGCGCTGCCGACCGCAAATTATGCGGTGTTCGTCGACGGCGATGCCTATGCAGCGGCAAGCAACTCTATTATGTATGTCAAGAATGGCGGGAGCCGAACAACGACGGCGCTCGACGTCGAGGCGCTGACTTACAACGGGTCAGGCAACACCGATCCGCCATTCGTCCAGGTGGTCGTGTTCTGTTGATCGAAGGCAATCCAATGCTCATCGTCTACCAGGGCGCGGCCCACCCCGTCGTGATTTCACTGGCCGAGTGGCCCGCGCCAGATGAAACCGAACCCGCGTTCCGCGCCCGGATGATTGCCACGTGCGTGCCCCCCGGTGCATCGCATCTTATCGACCCCGTGCTGCCTACTGGCATCCCGCCCGAGCGCTGGGCCGTCGACTGGCAGGCCGGGACGATCACGGATGCTGGCCTGCCGGTGGCCACGCTGCGCTCGACCAAGATCGTCGCCGCTTGGGTCTCATGTGCCGCCCGATGCGAGGCTGCGTCGGTCGAGGTCACGACATCGGCGGGTGCGCACCTGTACGGCGTTGATGCCATCACGCGCGACAACATCTCCAACGCGTTGCTCGGCGTCGTCGCCGGTCTGGTCCCAAATCCGCGACCCTGGACACCCAAAGGTGCCGCCATGGTCCTGCTGACCCACGACGACATCCGCCTCGTCGCCGGCACAATTGGCGCGGCCTACGACGCGCACATTCAGGCATACCTCAGCCACAAGGCAGCGCTGGTGGCACTGACGACGGCTGCCGGCGTCGACGCTTACGATATCACCACGGGATGGCCGGGATGAGTCTCGCCCCCATCCGCCGCCGGTTCGTCGGGGTCGATCTTGGCAATCTGCCCGCGCCCGACGCCGTTGTGCCGCCGGATGTCGAGGCTGTCATCGCCGAGCGCAAGGCAGCGATCGCCAACGGCATCGCCGACCCCGATCTGCGCGCCGAGGTGGCCGCCACATTGGCGCTGGAGAGCGAGCCGCTGGCGAAAGACGCCGAGGCCGGCGCTTATCGCGAGCTGCTGCATTATCAGCGCGTCAACGAGGCGGTTCGTGGCGTGCTGTTGCCCACGGCCCGCGGTGCAGACCTCGACCAGCTGGTGACCCGCCTCGGTGTCCAGCGCCAAGTGATCACACCCGCCAACTCCAACGCATCGCCGCCCGTCGCCGCCGTCCTCGAATCCGACGCCGACCTGCGCTACCGATATCAGCTCGCGCTCGAGGCCCACACCACGGCCGGCAGCTACGGCGGCTACGAATTCCACTCGCGCACGGCGCACCCGAAGGTCAAGGACGTTGCGGTCTACGGCCCGGAGAGTGGCCTGGTGACGCCTGGCATCGTCCGCCTGGTCGTCTTGTCTCGCACCGGCACAGGCGTCCCGTCTCAGGAGGTGCTCGATGCCGTGTTCGCGGCCAATAACGATGCCGAGACGCGCCCGTTGACGGACCTCGTTCAGGTTCGGCCCGCCACCGTCGCCACATACCGCATCCACTACCATCTGCAGGTTCGTCCCGGCGCGGACCCTGGCCTGATCGTCATGGCGGCCCACGAGGCGCTGACGCTCTACGCCGCGCAATCGCACCGCGTCGGCCGCCGGATCGTCGACAGCGCGCTCGACAGCGCCGCCCACCAGGACCGCGTCAACGTCATCCGCGCCATTCGCATCGCCCCGCTCGGCCTGGAGGTAGACCCCGGCCCGGAAGGCGCGGCCTGGTGTGAGAGCGTCGTCGTCACCTACGAAATAGTCGAGGGCTGATGACCGCGCCACAGGTTCTGGCTGCTGATCCGGCTGTGCATCTGCTGCCGGGCAACGCCACGGCGCTTGAGCGCGCGTTGTCGGCATCCGACCATCGCATGCTGTCGGTGCCGCACAACGTCATTCGTGACGCGTGGAACCCGGACGTCTGCCCACCGCATCTGCTGCCCTACCTCGCGGCCGCGTGGAGCGTCGACGAGTGGGATCCGGTGTGGACCGTCGCGCAGCAGCGCCAGGCCATCCGTGACAGCCTCTACATCCACCAGCACAAGGGCACGATCGGCGCGCTACGGCGGGCGATCGGCGCCCTCGGCATGACGGTGACCGTCGACGAGTGGTTCCGGTATGGCGGCGCTCCCTACACCTTCCGGCTGCGGACGGCTCTGCCCGCCCGCGTCGGGTGGACCCGCGCGCAATCCATGACGCTCTACCGGACGGCCATCCACGCCAAGAACGTCCGGTCCCTGCTCGATTCGATCGTCATCACGCAACCGGCAGCCGAGACGACGCGGGTCGTGATCGGCTGCGGCGTTGGCGGCTCGATCACGACCCGTCTCGTCATCGCGCCGTTGTCGTTGATCGTTCCGCCCGCCGCGCGTCCGCACGTCGGGGCCGCTGTCATGTGTCAGCAATTCGCGACGATCCTGCCCCGCCAATAGAGGCCCCATGCCGCAAACATACTATTCTGTCGTCACTCTGACGGGCCAGGCCAAGATCGCAGCAGCCATCAGTGGCGGACCCGGTCTGGAGATTTCCAACATCGCCGCCGGCGACGGCAACGGCGCCGCCGTGACGCCGGTGGTGACGCAACCCGGCCTGGTGCGCGAGGTCTGGCGCGGCCCGGTTGTATCTGTCACGCGCGATCCGGCCGCGCCGACGCAGGTTATCGTTCGCGGCACAATTCCGGGAACGGTCGGGCCGACGACCATCCGCGAGCTGGCGCTGTTCGCGTCGGACGGCTCCTGCATTGCTGTTGCCAACTGGCCGGCCACGGAAATCGCCGGAAGCGGGGAGGGCGCGGTCACCGACATCGACGTGCGGTTCGTGCTGCTGGTCGACTCGGCGGCCGAGGTCAACATCCATGTGTCACTGGCGTCGCTGATCGGCGTCGCCAATCTGCTGCGGCCGCCGTTCATCGCCGTCGACGCCTTCGCCGACGCACCGCCATCAAGCCCTGCGGCGGGCGCGCTTGTGGTTGTGTCCGCCACGCCGACCGGTGCCTTCGCAGCCATCCCGCACCGGCTGGCGCAATACACCGGCGCCGCCTGGAGTTCGGTGGTCGCGCCGGTCAACACCATCGTCGGCAACGCGGCCGACGGCATCTACTACCGGCGCACGTCGAGCGGTTGGGTGCCGTGGTTCCCGTCGCAAATCCTCCGGGGCCTGGCGCGTGCCGCGACGGACCTCGAAACGGACGGCGGGACCGAGGATTCGATTTATATCTCGCCGCGTCAGCTGGCGCGGAAACTGGAGGCGGTCGTGGCCGCGGGGCGGCTGCCCTGGGACGTCATCATCCACGACGAAAAGACAGCCGGGTCGAACGCCGGAGATTTTTCGGCCATCAACACCTGGGACGCCCGAGAGCTTAACACCATCGCGTATGACTCAGACACGTTCGAGTTCACGCTGGCGGCCAATCGCGTCACGCTGGCCGAGGCCGGGACCTATCTGGTGATGGCGCGCGCGCCGGTCATCGGGATCGGCGCGTGCAAAACGCGGCTCCGCAACATCACGGCGGGGACGACCATCCTCAACGGCGCGAACACCCATGCGGCGCAGTACACCACGAACCAGTCGGAAGGCACGGTGCTTGGCGTGATCACGGTCGCTGCCGGTCAGGCGCTGGAGCTGCAGCAGTGGAGCTCGCAAGCGACGGTCAACCCGGGCTCCGGCAAGGGGGCCAACACGAGCGGCGCTGGCCTCGCCGAAATCTTCACTCAGCTCATGATCAGGAAACTCTGATGCCGGACACGATCCCCGTTCAGGACATCATCCTCGTACAGGATGGCATTGTCACGCAGGTGTGGCGCGGCTGCGCCCCTCGGTCGACCGAGGGGTTGGCCGGCACACTGCACGAAGTCGACGCCGGCACGGCCGTGGTCGGCATGCGCTTTGCCAAGGGCCGCCTTGTGCCGGTGCCACCGGCGTACTCCAAGGCGGAAGTGGCCGCGGCGATCATGGCTGAGGCCGAACGCGTTGTGGCGGCGGCGCTGGGATCGACGCTGCGCCAGGCCAGCATGCACCGTCACGCGACGGCCCTGCTGCGCAGGGTCGCCACCGGCGGAGTGCTGACCACCGAGGAGGCGGCCGATGCCGCGCTGCTCTACGACATCAACGCCTGGGAAAACGATGTCGTGGCCGTCCGCGAGGCATTGATCGCGGCCGGCGCGATCGATCGCGCCCGCGATCCCGAAACGTGGCCGTCTCCGCCGGTGGGCGTCACGCCCGCCTGGCTGACCGGCTTCTGACGAACCGCTCGTAATTCCCCACTCGTCTTGGCAGCAAAGGCACAGGAGCACCCATGGCCGACATTTCCTTCCATCACGGTACGCGAGTATTCGAAAGCCAGGAGACACCCGTCCTCTACCGGACAACGCAGTCGGCGGTGATCGCGCTGATCGGCACAGCGCCCGACGCCGACGCCGTGGAATTCCCTCTCAACCGTCCGGTGCTGATCAAGGGCGCGGCCGAAGTCTCGAAGCTCAACAAGCTTGGCGACGCCGGCACGCTGAAAAAGGCCGCCGACGCCGCGCTCGATCAGGTCGCGACGTACATGTACATCATCCGCGTCGCACAGGGCGTCACGACCCAGGCGACGTGGTCGAACCTCGTCGGCGACCAGACCGCGATGACGGGTGTCCACGCGCTGCTGAAGTGCGAAAGCCTCTACGGCCGCAACATCAAGCCGCGTCTGGTTGCCGTTCCCGGCTTCACCTCGATCAGCGCGACCGACGGCATCGCCTCGATCAACGTCACCAATCAGGGCGCCGACTACCTGACGGCACCGGCTGTCGCCATCACGGGTGGCGGTGGCACGGGCGCGCAGGCGATCGCGGTGGTCGAGAGCGGCGCCGTCACGGCGATCATCGTCAAGAAACCCGGCTACGGCTACGCCACGGCGCCGACCGTCACGCTGACCGGCGGTGGTGGCACGGGCGCAGCGGCGACCGCCAACGTCGGCGTCGTCGCTAACCCGGTGGCTGCCGAGCTGCCCGGCGTGCTGGAAAAGCTGCGCGCCGTGGCGTTCCTCGACGGCCCGGACACGACCGACGAAGCTGCCGTCCTCTACCGTCAGACGTTGAATTCCGACCGACTGTACATCTGCGATCCGAAGGTGCTGGTCTACGACACGGAGATCGACGCCTACGTGCCGAGCCCTTCGAGCCCGCGCTTCGCTGGCGTGCAGGCCAAGGTCGACCGCACCAACGGGTTCTGGTGGTCGTTGTCAAACAAGCCGATCAACGGCATCGGCGGCGCTGTCCGCCCGGTCCGCTACGGCGACCAGGCCAACTATCTGAACGAAAACCACGTCAACACGGTGATCAACCTCGGAGAGGGTTTCATCACCTGGGGCAACCGCGTCGCCACAGGCATTGACCTCAACAAGTTCATCTCGGTTCGCCGCACGATGGACTTCATCAACGAGGCCGTCGAGGTCGCCAATCTCGAGTTCGTCGACAAGCCATTCTCGAAGGCCAACCTCAAGTTCCTGATCGAAAGTGGCAACGCGTTCATGCGCGTGCTGGTTGCCGAGGGCGCGATCCTCGGTGGCCGCATGTGGCTCGACGCGGAACGCAACACCGACGAGGAGATGGCGCAGGGCCGCGTCACGCTCGGTTTTGAGTTCGAGCCGCCCGCGCCGATGGAGGACATCCGGTTCATCGCGCACCGTCAGATCCGCTACTACGCGGTCCTGCGCCGCGAAGTCCTCGAGGAACTGCAGGGCGGATCGCTCGCGCTGGCGGCTTAGTTCAGCTCACGGGCCGCATCGCAACCGCCGGGCTTTGCCCGGTGTTGCTGGCCCTCCGCGTGGGCGGCGCTTGCGCCGGGTCGCGTTGCTTCCCGGCCCTGCGGGCCTATCACGCCGGGCCGATGCCTGATCGACGACCGAACGTCACCTAACAATCCTATAAAGGAGCCACGCGATGCCGAAGTATCTCCTGCGCAACTGCATGCTGTTCGTCGATCGCGTGTCCAAGATCGGCGAGGCCTCGGAGATCGAACTGCCGGTCCCTAAGGTCAAGACCGAGGAGCTGCGCAACGCCGGTATGGTGATGCCGATCGAAATCAACATGGGCTACGACAAGCTCGGGGCCTCGTTCAAGCTGACGGCGTTCGACCCGCAGGTGATGCGGCTGTTCGGCCTGGCGCCCGGCATCACCAAGGAATTCATGGCGACCGGCGCGCTGGTCGACGAGGACGGCACGACGCACTCGGCGGTCGCCTATCTGCGCGGCTACATCATGGAAGCCAAGGCCGACAGCTGGAAACCCGGCGACAAGAAAACCGAGAACGATTTCACGCTCTCCGTCCGGTACTACAAGCTCGAGATCGACGGCGAGCCGGTCATCGAAATGGACCCGTTCAGCGTCACCGTCGGCGGCGCGTCGCAGACCGACGGCATCCGCCGCGCATTGCTGATCTAGCACCATCCATCGCCGGCGTGCGCTGCAGTCTAGCGGCAGCGGTGCCCGCCCAGATCGCGCCAGCCGCTCACTTTTCACGACGACAACGGGGAACCTATGGCCAAGAAACCAGACGCGGCACCGCCCGCGCCGGCGGAGCAGCGCGTGTTTGCGCTCGTCCATCCGATCACGCACGACGACCGCACGTGGGATACGATCGAATTGCCTCCGCCGACGCTGGCGCATGTGATCTACGGCGAAGCTCGTGCCAAGGGCACTATGGCGCGGGTGCACCAGCTGAGCTTCATGTCCGGCGTTCCGGTCGAGGCGGTCCGCTCGCTCAAACTTCGCGACATGCGGGCCGTCCTCGCGTGGTTTGCCGAATTGGACAAGACCGCTAGCGGCGAGGCGCAGATCGAGCCCGGCGAAGCGACATTCGAACTCGGCACGCCGCTGACGTCGAACGGCGTGACGATCGCCCACCTGACCGTGCGCGAACCCGACCTCAACGCGTCGATCGTGGCCGAGAAGTTCGCCGACAAGCCGTATCAGGGCATTGCCGCGATGCTCGCGCAGCTGTCCGGCCACCCGATCGCCGTCATCCACAAGCTGACCATGGCCGATCTTGCGAGGATCGAGGCGTGGTTCGTCCCTTTCGTGGACGCTACCGGCTCGATGGATGCGGGTGGCGCGACATAGCCATCGGCATCTGCAACGTGACGCATACACCGCTGACCGATGTGCTGCGCCTGCCGCTCGATGAAGCGGTGGCCTGGCACGAGGCAGCGGTCCGGTTTCAGACGGCCAGAGCAGGGGAGGGCTGACGCATGGCAACGCTGACGTCAAAACTCATCCTCGGCCTGGTCGACCAGGTGTCGGGCCCGGCGCGTAAAATCGCGACCGAGCTGCGCGCGCTGAAGGATGTCGCCAAATCCGCACCGCTGGCCGCCATGCGCGCCGAGACCGACCGCATGCGCCGGTCGTTCGGCACGGCGGCGACGTCGGCAGGCGGCATGGTGGCGTCGGCGTGGGGCATGGGCGCGCTGATCCAGCCGACGCGCGAATTCAACGAGAGCATCTGGGGTATGCAGGCGGCGTTCCTCGGCAGTGCCACCGCCGCCGAGACCAACGCCGAGGTGTCGGCGCGCGCCCGCAAGGAAACCGATCGCATGCGGTCGTCGGCGCTCGCACTGTCGAAGGCTTACGGCGTGATGCCCGAGACGTTCGCCAAGGCCGGCGAAGAGGCCGCCAAGATGGGTCTCAATGTTTCGAAATCGAATGCGATCATGAAGTCGTCCGGCCTCGTCCAGATGTCGGACCGCGAGGCGCAGGGCAACGTCATCGCCAAGGCGCTGGGCACGTACGGCATT